ACCATCGATTGTTTTGACCAAGAAATTCTTGAGCGGGTGGTATTGTTACATATTGTGTACCTTCTTTTATTAGTACACTTGTTATACCTAATACATTTTTTTCTGGTAAGAATAATTCATAAAAAGGTCTAACATCGTTAGGTGTAACAACTTTTTTAAATACTTTTGTAACGCCATTAACAACAACTTCACGTTTAATAATTGTATAGTTTATTATTTTTCCGTTTGAATCAAAATTAGGAATTTTTAATCTATTTGGTGAACCTTCGGCATTTACAGCAGATGAAAAATCAATATCATAAACAGTTTCAAATGGTTGTCCGGCACCAAGAACTTGTGCTCCTCTTCTTAATATACCACAGTAACTTAAATTTTCTTTATCACCAAAGGCTGGTACTGTGATTGAAAAGTCCACCAAAGAAACAGAAGGTCTTTGTCCTGGAATTTTTAACCCGTAAGTTCTTGCGATATTAAAAACTGAAGATCTTTGTTGCGCATATTGTAAAACGGTTTCTTGAATACTTCTATCAATATGAAATTGTAGATTGTCTGTAACCGCAGCATTTAAATCCAAAAATACCGAAAAAATACCGGCATCGTTAAAGTTTTGTACAAGGTCTGGATAATACTGTCTAGTAAAATTAATAAGTTCGGTTCTTATTCCTTGAAAGTCCCTTGTTGTGTACGATATTTTCTTTTCTGCCATTTTTTTTAAATATTAAGTATTACAAAATCACTTGATTCAAAAGCACTATTTGTAATTTTATAATCAATTTTTACTCTTGCCGTATATTCTTTTTGTGATAGTCCGGGTACACGATATTCTCTTTGTCCTTCTGAGTTAATATATGTCGCCCCTGGGTCTTCCAAATCAGCTGTTGCTTCTTTTATTTCAATATTTGTGACCAGTACTCCTGGCATATATCTCCCAACACTTTCTCTAATTTCAGATTCAACGTCAGAAAAAGTAGGACCATCTAATGGTTCAAAAATAAATTCATACAATCTTGTTCCAAAATCAGGTAAAAAGTATCTAGTTCCTTTCCTTGTTAAAAGTAGGTGTATTAAATTACTCCTTATTTCATCATCAGCGGTTGGTGTAACGCCAAGATACTTACCAAGTGATGATTGTTCAAAAGGAAATGATAAACCATATGTTGTACCGTATGCCATATAACATAAATATACATTATAGTAATTTTGAATAAATAATTAAAATCTTAAATAAGATTTCTATTAGTCTAAACTATCTTCGTGTTTTTTAAAAAATTCTAGTGGTATGTCTTTATGAGCTTTACTGGTTTTTGTTAATGTACCATTTTTTTCCATAGCAGCAAGCACTGACTTAATAGAAGGATAACCACCCCAATTACCACTATTTGATAAAGACTTAACATTTGACGGTAACTTTGTGTATACTTTTGATGAAGACGGATCAATAAGACCAATAAAATCATAGTCTTTTGGGTTGTTATCAATTTCTTTCCATACCAATCTTCCTCCAGCTGAAAATCCCATAATTTTTGTTACGTTTTTAGTATCTTTAAGTTTTTCTAATTTTGATCCTTCGTTGTAGTTTATAAATTCAACATTTTTTGTTGATAGTCCGGCATTTTCCCATTGTGATTTCATCCAGTTAGCTGTTGCATAACTTATACCACCAATAACAACTGTGGTGCCACCACTTTCTGTTTTTGTTTTCTTTTCGTCTTTTTTTTCTTCAGTATCTTTTTCTTCTTTATCTTTACTGATTTTTACGTCTTTTTTAATATCTTCGATTTTATTTTTAATTTCCTTACCTGTTGGTACTTCATCAACCTTAATATCATCTTTTTTATCAAAATCAACACCCGTTAGGTCTTTAAAAACTTCTTTTGTTTTACCTTTAACTGTTTCATATGAAGATTTTACAAAATCTAAAGCGTCGTCATACCAAGCTTCATTTAATGTACTATTATCTGTATATTTTTCAATAATTCGTTTTAATTGACTTTCGGTTATTTTGATTTTCATAATACTTTTATTTTATAAATATGGTGATAAAAAAAAATCACTAATTTCTTAGTGATTCTTTTAAGTTTGTATTACCTTTTTGGTAAAGTGGTTCGTAAGGACAATGTCTACAATTATTTCCACAACATTTACCTCGTTTCATATGGAAGGATTCTGTCATAACAATATTTCCGTTTTCATCCTTATAAAAGTCAGGTTCAGGAGATTTTTTTGTTATCTCCTGAACATATAACTGTTGTACCCAATCTTTTGATGCGTTTACATTCATTTTAATTAGTTTTTCTTTGGTTATAGAACGCTAACAATACTTGATATGTTAACGTTACATTGTTTCCCCAGGTTACTTTCATAATATTAAATATTTTCTTTTTTATTTTCAACAACTAATTTACATACATTATAAAATTCTTCGTAAGATAAGTCTCTCTTCATAATGTTAACGTTTTTATGAACCCAAACAACATTAGATTCTTCATAACCAATTTTACTGTCTATTCTTTCTAATGATGCGGTTTTGTTTTTGAAGGATATTGGTAAATTCGTATAGTAACAAAAACCATTTTGTTTATTATAAAGTTCAGAAATGTATTCTATTGTAAGATTAAAATTTATGTTTCTTAATCTCGCACCTCTCATTATTTTTGAGAGTTTTTCTCCTGGTACTTTACCACATCCCTTCCAAGCTGGGTTATTTTCCTCTTTAAGAGAATATCCACAAACAGAACATCTTTTAGAAACACCTGTAACTAACTGATATGCTGAAACATATTTTTCTGTTTTGTTACATTCTAAACATCTACATAAAACTTTAGCTTCTCTATCTATTTGTAATTTTTCACCAATAACCAACCATTTTCCATATTTTTGTCCTAACTGAAAAAAATTGTCATATTTACTAATACCTTTACGTCCCATATATAATAAATATTAGAATGGTGATTAAAGTTTAATTTATCACCATTCTAATATTAAAATTTAATTATATAATCTCACATCCCGACGCTCCACAAGCGATTTCTCCACTTAAATCGGTGTTATCCTGTAATTCAATTACTTTAGTTAAGTCAATATTAGTCAATGTTCTAACTAATTTTTCATACTCTTCTTTTGAACAATCGGTAAAAGGTGCCTGGGTATAAGTACCTCCGTTGTATGGTAAAACTGACAATCCGTTATAGAATTTTCTATTTTTCCACATCCAATCACCTACTAAATCCCACTCATCTTCTTTAATTGAAACTGTTGCTGAAACGTTATGTGAATTTTGTCCACCTCTGTGTCCAGGTCTAATCCACTCTTGAGATACTTTTTTCACTCTTTCAAGCATTTGGAATACTGATTCGTATCTTAAAATTGATCCTTCTGGTGACATTTGAGGAATTGTAATTACCGCAGTGTCGTGTGGTCTAAAGTATTCATCTTCAACTAATTCTGGGTGATTAATCGCAAGATATGAATAAATTGCTTCATTTTTCCCGACACGGATTCTTCTTAAATAAAAGTCATTGTGCCAAGCATGAATACCAGATGATGTTCCCAATACTAATGATGAGGTACCAGATGGTTTAACGGTTGTTGTACGAGCAGCTTTATTAATTCCAATAAGGTTTGCAACTCTTTCGTTTTCTTCTTTAACGGCTTCGGCTGCTGCTTTCATATCATAACCTAATACAACACCAGAACCAATACCAGTCATTCCAACACCAATAAGTGCGTCTTTTTCAGTTGTTCTTTTCCACACGTCTCTCAAATAATGGAAGTCAGTATATCCGGCTTGTAATGTTCCGATGAACGCAGCACCTTTAACTCGTTTTTCAAAATCTTCTTGTGAGTCAATATCTGAAGCATTAACCTCACATAGATTACAGAATTGGTATGGACGTAAACCGATTTCACAACAAGGATTTGTTCCCCAATCTTTATCGTTTGATAAATAAATTCCTGGTTCACCAGCTCCAGATAACTCAATTCGTTTCCAAAGACTCATAAAATATTCTTGTGTTATTTTATGTCTTAATAGAACTGCAGAATTATTTGCACGACCTCTTTGTGGATTTGATTCCCACCAATTTCCAGACTTACAAGAAATCATTTCATCATCATCAGCTGAGAATAATGAGATAAGAGCTGCTCTTCTGATTCCACCCGCCAATACTGCATCAGCAATATGACATATAATGTCGTGAGTTTCAATTGGTGTTAATTTATCACCATCGTTTTTGTTTTCCAACACCTTTGTAATATTGTGAATACAATCTTTCAATGGTTGAGGTCCTGGTGCTTTTCCACCAGACGTTACAAGGTTTGCACCTTTTTGTCTAATATCTGAAAAATCAAATATTGGTGTTGATGCTTTGTATCCGAAATAAGACTCCATTAATACTTTAATTGCATCAGCCCATCCTTCAATAGAATCACCAATAAGGTATCTTCTTGTTCTTGTTGGATTTGGTTTTTTAATTTCTGGTAGTTTATCTACGTGATGTCTTTGTACTGAAAACCCTACTCCAGTTCCACCTAATAACAAAAACATTGTTTCTGAAAATGCGTCTGTGTGGTCTATCGGTAAATAAGCACAGTTATAAACTCTGTTTGGTGAAATCTCAATTGGTTTACCACCAAATTGTAATGATCTCATAGATGGAAGAATTTTTTTATCGTATACCATTTTATATACTTCTTCTATCTCGTCTTTAATGTTTGGGTATTTTTTTTGGTGCATTTCTTTATTTCTTGTCACCAATTCTTCCCAAGTTTCCCTTCTATTTAATTCAGGGACAAATTTAGCGTATTTCATATACACCGTAATATCGCTCAATATTTTTTGTGAAATATCCATTTTTTACAAATTTAATTATTTTATTTAAGATTTTTGTTTTTCTTGTTCTTTTTGTTGTCTTTTTTCCAACAATTCTTTGACTCTTTGTCTTTGTCTTTCTTCTTTTTGTT